GCCGGTGGACATTATGAAGATCCACGTACAGGTGAAATCCTTGTTCAATTAACACAACACAAATTTATTAACCGTAGAACCGGTGATACATTCTCAAGAAACGCAGCGACTAAGGTTGCTGGCTACATTGAGCGTACTGGTTCTACTCGTATGCCTTGGGTTACCTTCGACAATAAGAAGCTATCTCAGATATACCCACCTAAAGTCGAAGCGGCTATCAACTGGACTGATCCGGTTACTGGTCGCAAGATTACAAACGTCATTCAAGACGTGGTAGAAGATACAAGCATTGTTAAGGGCCGTGGTGCCGTTGGTGATGCTGTAACTGGTCTCGGAGTTAACGGGAACCACATGAATGATGCCGCTATTGTTCTACAGGCTCATCTATGGGCAAGGAAAACAAACACACCACACTCTACTATTCACGATGCGTTCTTTACGAATATTGTGGATGCTAGAAAACTTAAAACTGCCTTACGTGGTATCTATGCAGATGCTCGTGGTGGTAAGACTATCCCTCGTACGCTTAAAGCAATAAGAGCGGATGGTCGTAAGCAGATAAGATTATCAAAAGAACAACGAATTAAGGACTATGACACTTTCGAAGGAAAGGTTAAGTCTGCTGCTAAAGAACGCAAATTAATGATGTCAACAGTTTCTAAAATTGATGATAACAAGTTTACTAGCCAGGATCTAAGCGATATGCTTACTGAGAATCCTGACTTTATTGTTCGATTAAACCGTGCCTTAGCAACACGGGGCTTTTCTCTTGATTCTCGTGGCAAGTTCCAACGAGATATCAATAAAAAGATGGCTGATACTCCTCAGTCACGAAAAGAGTTGTTAGATAGTTTTGAAAACTTTCGTGTAGCCCAAGCTGCTAATAAACTGGATGAGATCCAGGATATTGCAAAAGTTAACGAGAAAGCCTTTGAAGGTGAACTCGATGATTTGCTTCGGCTTAATCCTGAGCTCGTGAATACAATTAATTCTAAGCTTGGCACTAAATTATCTCGATCTGATATCGTTAATAAATTCTTTAGAGACGGGGAACCGAACCTAAAAGATGCAGTTAATTCGATTAAGGAGGTCCGTGACTTCCGTGGCAATTTGATTCGTAATAGAAAGAACCAGCTGAAGTTGGCACTAGAACAATCACCAAAAGCTGTCACTCAGATTAGAAATGAATTAGGCCGACGCTACTCAATAGATGAGATTGCCGAGCGCTATACAGGAAGCAAGTTAAACACTGCTCAACTTCGTAAAGAAGCTGGACAGCAAGTGAAGATACTTGATAATCGTCTTAAGGACGATTTACGAGCTGCTGCCGTTCTGAACTCAGGACTTGAAGCAGAGATATTACGCCGTACAGGAATTGATATGAGTAAGTATGCCCAGAAGTTAAAGACTGGCGAACTTACTGTTGAGGAAATCCTCCTTGCAGTTGCTAAACAGCGTAAGAAAGTTAATTCCTCCATTAGAAAAGATCTTAAGGATTTTGATAAGTGGTGGGATAAATCCCTTGCCCATTTTAAAGAACTGGGCTTAATAAATCCGGAGAATGAAGTTACCGCTAAGGAAATTATTTCTCCAATCAAAGACGGCCAAGACTGGTATGGGATTGGACCGTAATACTTATTCCAAAAAACTAATGCTGTGCTATTAGTTAAACAACTGAGCTGTGCTCAAAGGAAAACATTATGTCAGAAGAAAACACAAACATCGAAGAAACAGTAGAACTAAACTCTGAGACTCCTGTGGAGACTCAAAAAGATAAAGAATCTATGGATGCTACCATTGCTAAACTAGTTGAACAGCGTGTTGCTGAACAGCTACAAGACATTAAAGGTAAGCTTGACTCTGCCTACGAAATTCGTGATGAGGCCATTAAAGAAGCCGCTAAGATCAAAGAAGAGCAAAAGACTGTTCAGATCTCTAAACTCGAAGAAGAAGGCAAGCATAAAGAAGTATACGAACTAAAACTAGCAGACCTAGAAGGTAAGCTAGAGGCTCGTAACTCACAAATTACTGAACTAACACGTAACCAAGCTGTTCGTGAAGCCATTTCTGGCCTTGAGTTCCGTAATGAGTCTGCTTCTAAAATGGCTTACACTGAAATTCTTTCCGATCTTATCCAAGATGAGAACGGTGCATGGATTCATAGGTCCGGTATCTCTATTAAAGAGTTTGCTTCACTATACCGTAAGGACGATGAAAAGTCTTTTCTTTTCAAACCAAAACAAAGCTCTGGCGTAAACACTGGTAACCCAACTAGTGCTCTACAGAGTGACCCATCAAAATTGACCAAGCCTCTATCAGAAATGAGCCACGAGGAACTCATGCAATCTATTAATGCTGGTGCATTTAATGGTGATGCTGATGGTCGTATTTGGTAAACCCTAACTTTAACAAATTTTAATATAAAACCATCTATCAAAGATGGCAAGCACAATTTAAGGAAATAAACTTATGACTGCTTCACTTAACACATTCGGCAACCAAACTTTTGCCCTTCAGAACGCCCTAAGCGCATACTCAGATGAGATGTACACATCAGCTCGTCGCCTAAGCTCAACAGGCATCGTTGGTTCAACCGGCATGATCGACACTTCAACAGAAACTTATGTTGGTCAAATGCGTTGGTACAAGCCAACTGAATCAGTAGTAAACACTGCCCGTCTTGACGATGCTCAAAACGGTGGCGTTTCTTCTTTCTCATCAGCCCTAGCTACTTACATCAAACGTGTTGGTACATATGGCCACTCACAAGTTAACATGACTCAGGTCGTCGCTCAAAAAGACGGTCTTGCCAAAATCGCTAAAGATTTCGGTGAAGTTAAAGCTAACGACGAGCACGAAGCTGTTCTTTCAACACTAATCGGTGTTGCTAAATCAGAAGCTTCATACGGCGCTGGTTCAGTTGCTGATGCCGTAACTGGTGGTATTACTGGTTTTGATAGCGTTTCAGCTGTTGCCGGTTCTTCAGTTCAAGAGCATGACGCTTCTTCAATCGTAACTTCAGGTGCTTCAGGCGCCGGTGAACTCGGTTCAACTACTGGTTTCTACATTGACGTTAACGCTGCTGGTGCTTTCGGTGCCGCTGCTACTAACCGTAGCCTCGTACAAGACCGTGGAACTGATGGCCTAGAAGGCGCTGCTCGTGCAGAACGTCTTTTCCAAGCTGTTGGCATGGGCTTTGCTGACTACGAGCCAGACTTCATGTACCTCGTAACTTCACCAGAAGTATACTCACAGCTTCGCTCTTCAAACCTAGTTGACCAGTCAACTGTAACTGAAGGCAACATTGAGTTCCAAACAATCTTCGGTGGCAAGTTCCGTCTAGTTATGACTCGTGCCAACCAAGGCAACCCAAATGCATACGGTGCTGCTGATGCAGTTATCGCCGAATCAACTAAGACTTCATTCCTAGTCAAGCCTGGTTCAGTTGCTATGGCTTCCCTAGAAGTTCCAATGCCTGTTGAGATCGATCGTTCAGCTCGTTCTTACCATGGTGGTGGTTCTACAGACGTATTCTATCGTTGGGGCTACATTGCCCACGCAATGGGTTACAGCTGGGGTGGCGCTGCTGACCACTTCGCCGATCTATCCGATCTTGGTGGTTCTAACTGGCGTCGTGAAATGGATGTTCTAAACCTAGGTATCCTACCAGTATTCCACGCTTAAATAATATAGGAGTTTCTCATGACAGCAATCAAAGGCACTAACAGCTATGTTAGCCTAGAAGAGGCAGATGCCTACTTCGAAACCCGTATGACTAGTCAAGACTGGTTTGATACAGATTGCGAAGAAAAAGAAATCGCACTCATCACAGCTACATCTATTATTGATAATAGCTCCTGGGCTGGTAGAGCTGTAGCAGAAACTCAAGCACTTGCTTGGCCGAGGATCGCATCAATACATGATCCTCGGCTGGGCCGACTTGTCAACTTCTCTGGTACTGAAGCTTCAGCACCGGCAGATGTATGCAAGGCGACTTATGAACTAGCCATATACTACATTCAAAATCCAACCGTATTTGGTGAGGAAATTGGTCTTACTAACTCTACTACGACTACCCCGGATAATATCCGTATCGGTAGTATTGAGTTGCAAGGATTGAACAGTAATTCAGAAGCTAAAACAGCTAAAGGATTACCTACAGTTCTTCCTCTACGTATTAAGAGCATGTATTCCAAGTACCTTAACAATGGTGGATCTAACACATGGTATAGGGCTAATTAAATGTCATATAACAGCTTAATCTCATCACAGGTAGACAATGCGTTTACCTTACTCGGAGATTTGGTCGTTAGTGTAACATTTAAGGAGAGAGAAACAGGAGACTATGACTTTGCTACGCAATCATTCTCCGCAAGTACTACTACATCAAAAACAATAAATGCTATTGTACTAAGTACTAAAAGAGAACCAGAAGATTACACTAAAGAAGAAATCGAAGTTATTATCAAATCTAAAGATGTAACAGATCTCTCACTTTATGATGAAATCGTTATAGGCTCTAAAACTTACTCAATATCTTCTTTCGAAGATGTTAGTGGGTTTATCCTACAAATCATTGCTGTAGGGGGTTAACATGGCAAAATTCTCAGAACAACAAACTGCTATTGAAAGTGTATTCGCTTCTAGTGAATGGCTAAACGGTGCAGTAGGTTCAATAAAGGTTTTACCAGGTAACTTCCAAGGTGCTGTATCTCAAACAGAATTTCTACGCTTAGAAATCCTACCTGCTCGTATTCGTGCTGACTACCGAAATCTCGGTACAGCCGGACAAGTAGTAATTCAGATATACACCCAAGGCAATACAGGTATCTCTCGTTCAATGCAAATCGCTGATGCTCTCGACGAGTCTTTGCAAACAAAATTATTTACAACCACAAATGGTAGTATGCAAACAAGTGTAAGTGCACTAGCCGTTCTCGGCACCGATGACGCCAATGAAGGGCTTTATCGAGTGGACTACATTTTAACTTATAACTACTTCGCTAATTAAGGAATCTAATCTTATGGCACACATTAATAACATTGGCGCGTCAATCTATACACGCATCGACTATGTACCAGGTTCAGTTTCAACAGCCGATCGTGCGACTCCAGCTAACCTAGCTGCTAAGTTCGAATCAGCTGCTGCTGCTGACGGAGCCGCTGCTACTACTGAAGCTGCAGTTGTCGCTATTGAAGGAATTCGTGAATTCCCAAGCCTCGGCACACCATCAAACATCGTAAATGTACCTCAGTACGGTCAGTCAATCTCTTCACAGATTCAAGGCCAAGCTGACGCTCCTTCACTTGAGTTCACATTTAACTACATCCCAACTAATCATTACGCTCTAGACGCTCTACGCAAGTCTGGTACAAACCTCGTATTCCGTGTTCGTCTTTCAAACACAGAAGACGGTGGTGTACAAGCCACACCTGCTTCAGATGCAACTACTGAGTATGAAGATGTCTACTTCCAAGGCACTATCGCTTCTTTCGAGATCGTACCTGCCCTAACAGACGCCACACAAGCAAACATTGCTTTGACTATTGATGGCGACTTCGAAGGTCCTTTCTCATACACAGCTGGTTCCGTTTACGGTCTCCCAAGCTAAGGTTAGTAATTAATAGAACTATCTATTGATTATGTAATGCGGAGGGGGTTTCTTCGGAGATCCCCTCCAATTACAAAATCTACTTTAA